GCCCCATAGGAGTAATTTCTGGTTCAACATAATTTGATAACATTTCCAATCCAAGAGCACCCAAGACGGTTGCGATCAAAGCTGGAGATTTGCCAGATAATGAACTAATAATGTCTTCTAATACACTTGACTGACCATATTCCATTCCTTTGGTAAATCCTTGATTAAATCCAGTCTGTACTCCTTCAACAGTTCCTTGAACGTATCCTTCTTGATATCTGTCAAGAGTTTGTGCCGTCGTTGATGACATACTTTGAGCAGATATCTTTTTTTGTTTTTGTTGCAACTGCAATTCATCTCGATCCAATCGATTTGATAAAGAAAGAGTTTGAGATATTTGTCGTAGATTTTTGATGCTACTTGACTTGATATTAGAAGCTAAATTTCTAATATTAGAGGTGATTTCATTAACAGGTAAATCCTCTTTTTTAAGAACTGATGAAGCCATCTTATCCCACCGCGATGTTCATCTTGTCACTAAAGTTTGATGTTAAAACCTTAGCAAAAGTCATTGAGTTGGATGCTGAAGAAACAGTGTATGACTGTGTTGCAGCTTGGCCTCGACCTTGCCCACCAACTTGTTGTGTACCTGCATCAATCGGTGGTAACGTGATTGATGCAATATCTTGAGATACTGGTTTAGTAAGTTCAGGAATTCCTTTTCTTTGTTCTGGAAGTATATAACTTTGTGGTTGTAGAGTTGATGGATTTTGTGGGATAGCTGGTTGAGTTCCAGGAATTTGTTGTGGTTTCGTAAGTTTATCCAGATTCATCAAAGTTTGTGTCGCTTTGTCAATCTGAATCTGTTTTTCTTTTTCTTGTTTTAAGATGGTGTTGTATCTTTGAGTGTTGTAATCAATACCCATTCCACCTTGACTTCTACCCAAACCAGTCCATTGACCTTGAAGTTGATTTAACGTCTCACGAGTTGCTGATTTTGTGGGATCAACTCCAGTTCTACGAATATTCGATAATCCAAGTTTATCTTGAATCGCAGGTGTCAGTGGTGTATCCAATGAAATACCTGCACTTGCAGCTGCGCCTCTTAAAGTACCAGGCATAAACTGATATGCACCAGTTGCACCACTCACTCTACCTTTATAAGTTCCATATGGAACTGCACGGCCGCCAAGTCTATCTGGGAGTTTACCAGTTTCTGACATTCTGGCAGCTTCTTCAATCGTAAGTTTTCCTTGTTCAAGTTCTGGTACTACGGCACCACCAAATATCTTACCATAACCACCTTTACCACCAGTTCCTTCAGCTGCACGAATGGTTTTCAGTAATGATCTTTCTTCTGGCGTATCTGCAGTTACGTCTTCAAAAACTTGCCCTGTTGGTAACTCTGGACTAGGAAATAATCCTGCTCCTGCTCCAGCAAGAAGCCCACCACCAATTAAACCCTTGAGGGCAGATAAAGCTTTATTTTCTCTCTGTTCTTGTTGTCTCTTCTGATCTTGTAATTGACGAGTTTGTTGTTTTGGTTGAGTTCCTAAGAATTGTTCTTTTTGTAATGTATCTTCTTCTTTACTAAGTTCCAGTTCTTGTGATTTTAACATTTTACTTCTGCCTTGTTGCATTTGCAAGAAGGCATTTGAAAGAGAATTCAAATCATTTCTCAATACTGAAAGAGCGCTCTGTAACGTTGAAAAACTTGATTGTAATGAAGAAAATGCATTTCTTAGTTCAGTGTCTTCTACTGCATCTTCACGAATCAGAGAAGAAATCTGATCACGTTGAGCTGCATTTTCTTGAATGACATTCGTGATTTGACGATTGTCATTTCGATTTAAAATATTTGTGACTTGACGAGATGATTGTGCCTCAACATTCTGCAGATCTCGGTCAAATGTAATTTTTAATGTCGCAATTAATTTTTCCAGGTCAAGTTTGGTCTTCTCAGAAATCGAAACACTCTCGTTCGATTTCTTTAATGCTTCTTGAGATACCTTATTGATCTCAACAATCTGTTCGAAGAAATTGCTGAGGGTTATTTTCTTTTGACCTGTCTCAGCCATTTAGACCTTGCTGTTGTTGTCGTTTTAAATTCTCTTGTTCAATATAGTCCTTAAGAAGAACGAGATAAATCTCTCTTTCCCAAGGCATCATATTTTCTATTTCCGTCAAAGAGTATTTATGGTATTGCATCAGAGCGAAATTGATCTTATAGTAAGATTCAAGATCTTCTCGTGCAATACTTAGGCGAAAAAATCAGCAAGACCCTCCAAAACGACCGTGCTTTTGACTTTCGTGTTTGGATTTTCAACTTCAAATGTATGAGAAAGTTTTGGCATTGTTGCAAAAAATCTTTCTACTTCTTTGTATTGTTTTGAGTTTAGTTGTTCAATAAAATCAAGTTTTTCTTTTGGTGTATAATCTTTTGCGTCCCAAGCTTCCTCTGAAGTAAAGATTGTATCCATACAATCTGCAATTATTTTGAACGTCTTATTAACAGTCTCTTCTGGAGTCAGATTCACCTCGAAGTTGTTTTCAATGAACTGACTCAAAGATGGATATTTCATTCTCAATGTCATATTGCCATCAAGTTTAATATCAGTCGTATGATTCTCTGGTTTCTTAACTTCAATCTCATCAACATAGATTGTAACTGGAACCTGTGTTTCGCCATCATCTGGGCAAGTTACAATCACTTTAATTGATTCACCAATCGACTTCGCACGAATATTCAAAAATACATACTCAATATCAAACGTAGGAAGATCATCAACATTTACTCCTTTTGTCAAGATGCATTTCTTTAAAACATCTTTGACAGCGTTTGTAATGTTCGTTTGTTCTTGAGACTCTAGAGCAAGAATTAAGATTTTTTCTTCTTTTACTAAGAACGGTCTATACTTAATTTTTTTCCCGTTGGATGGCAAAGTCAACTCATAAGTAGGAGTTGCAATAGTTGGTAATGGCATATAAAGTCAAAGTCAGTATCAATATTTATTGTTAAAATGGAGATGATGGCCCTGAAAGACCAGTTGTGTCTACACTAAAAGTTGCGTCTTTAAGAGTGCTTGCATTTCGATTGACAACATCAAGAGCTGCCCAATTTGGTTGTTGTAAAACCACTTGTTGAAACTCTGATGGAGTTGTGTCAGTAAAATATCTGTCGTATGCAAACTGAACAGAACACTTTAGAATATCTGATTCACCGTAACTTACTTTCATCGATGTCAAGTTCGTTGGCCAAACATTTACAAACTCATAATGAAACAATCCTGATCTTGTTTCAGCTGCTCTCCGTTCTCTAAAACTATCTCTTTCAAACTTTGTGATGTGAATGATTTCTTTGTAAGAATCTGGATATCTAAATCGACTGTAAGCATTCAACGATCTCTGTTTTGATGCAGGAACAGGATTGATGTAATTCATCCACTTGTCAAAGACTTCTAATACAACGTGTTCAGCATCCACATAAAAAGTTAAGTTAAGAGGAGGATATGCTCTTAAGTTTGGAAAAGATTCAACAATACCTTGATGGTGACCAATTGCTTGTGTTGTTGAATACGAAGTTCCAGGAAGTTCAGCTTCGGTACACAACAGACTCAACTTCTGTTTGAAATCTAAACCATTGTTTCTTGCAGAACCTTGTGTCTTAACACCACCAGATAACCAGGTGTTAGACTTTCCAAAGGAAAATGTAACCTGATAGAATGTATCAAGAGAAACTCTACCTAAAGTATTACGAATACGGTCTAGAGGTTCTTGATATATTTGACCTGACTTGGGAAAGGGCACAATAAATAGATTGAACTACCTATACTATGTATGAGTTATAAAGGTGTATTCAGACCTTCTAACCCAAAGAAATACAAAGGTGATGCAAATAATATCATTTATCGTTCTTTATGGGAACGCAAAATGATGGTGTATTGTGACCTAAACGAGAATGTTCTTGAGTGGGCGTCTGAAGAGTTTTTTATTCCTTATCACGATCCAACCACCAAGAAAGTTCGTCGATATTTTCCTGACTTCTTTATCAAGTACAAAGATAAGGATGGAAATGTACGTAGATCCGTAATCGAAATTAAACCGATGAGAGAAACTGTACAACCAATTGCAACAAAAGGCAAGTCTAAGAAAACTTTGATTACGGAAACGATCAACTATGCACGTAATCAAGCAAAATGGAAAGCTGCAAAAGAATTTTGTGATGATAGACAGTTAGAATTCAGAATTATGACCGAAAAGGAATTAGGGTTATGACTGTTTTTGAAAATATTCAAAAAAGAGTTGGTAATAAAAGTCGTAGTGGAGAATGGTTTCGTTCGCAATTAATTGAAGAACTTGGCTCTCCAAATCTAAATGATGATGCATCAGATACATATGGATTTGAACCTGGGCAACTGTTCTTTTTCACATACAGCCCAATCACAAAAACCCTACCATTTTATGACATATATCCATTAGCTTATATCATAGAAATGCGAAAGGATGGATTTCTTGGATGCAATCTACATTATCTTGAACTTAGAAGAAGAGACGAACTTGCAAAAAGTCTTCTAAATAATTCAGCGCAGGGTGCAGTTGCAGTTCCTCCCAGAACTTTACGAAAGTACAGGTATTCTGGAGTTCAAGGAATGATTTATAAAATCCCAGAAAAAGAGTGGTCTGGGGTATCACAATTACCTACAGAAAGATTCGTTGATATGCGTGGCATTGTTGTTCCAAAACATAAAGTTTACAGTAAAAGTTAATGTCCGCTACGAAGAGTAAATCTTATACTGTTTCTGGTTCAGGAGCTTCTTATGTCATTATTCTTGATAATGATTTGAAGATCAAAGGAATATATGAAAATAATAAAATTGTAGATCCAACTAATCCTCAATGGTCTACTATCGCATCATCCAATGAAACTGGAGTTGTATGGAATCAATTGAGAGGAACTATTGGTCAAACTGTTCAAACTTCACCAACAGATATTACTCAAACTTTTTATCAAAGTGAGTATAACAAAGAAATCAATACTTCAACTGATCCAAAATCGATAGAAAGTTCAAATAACCTATTTTACTCCACTGGAGTTGTCGCAGATCCAAATAAGATTGGAAATCCGACACAGTTTCTTTCACCATCCAGTGTAAATTATGGAGCCAGATCTTCAGTTTCAGGAGGTTCTGGTTTAACGAATCAAACTCCAGTCGTAGCAGCATATCCACTGGACATTGACTTAAACCAAGATTATATCTCATTCACAAAGTTTCAGTATCAGAGAACTGATGCGAATATGAGTCAACCAAATTCCGTATTTGAAAATAAAATCGTTGGTGATGGTTCTGGAAAATATGGCGGAACGGTAATTCTTCCGATGCCTAAGGTAAGTGATTCAAACGGTGCAGAATGGGGTGATAGTGACCTGAATATCTTTGGTGTTGCACTTGCAGCAGGTTTTAAGGGTGCATACGATTCATTACAACCTGCTTCATTTACTGGGTTACAGAATGCAATTGCAAATCCATTTGCCGCGGCAGGAAATGTGATTTCTAGGGCTGGAACATTTTTACAAAATAATGCAGGAGGTGCGGCTGGCGTTATGGGTTCAATCATAGCGTCTAGAGCGGTAAAAACACTAGGTATCAGTGTAAACCCAGATGAACTTCTTGCAAGAGCAACTGGAAAAATTGCGAACCCAAAC